CCCTTAAAATTCTCTGACCTTCAACAACTTTTTCACTTGTATACATGTTATATACAGATAAAATTTTGTCGCCAGCTTCAGAGGCAGATAAAGAATCACCATATTTATTGTTTGCTTGAATGTTGCATAGAATTTCTTTGATGGGCTTCCAAACAATTGCTTCAGAGCCATTAGGCTTTATTTCAGAAGTCTTTTCAAGAACCTGCACTTTTTCATTTTCTCGAATGCCGAGCAGAACAGAATTAAACATCAGTGCACCTCATAATCAATTGATTTTACAAGCTGTCCTGTGTCAACCAAGGTTATGCCTGTAACATTATTTGATTTTGGGCGAACTGTATCATCCAGAATTCTTTCTTTGATTCGCTCTTTCTGGTAACCACCTATATCAGTCAAAACACCATTAGCATTTTTGTTTTCATTAAAGGCAGTTGCAACAATTGAGCTCAGCTCCCTTTTATATTTGGTGACAAATTTGAAAATTCTCAGCCACATTCTTGGTGGCAATTTAGATGTGCCAAATTCCTGATAACTTCCAACTTCTGCAGTTGTAACATTGCTATCTGGATATCTTTTATTGTCTTTGCTATGTATGCCAGTTGTAACAGAACTTCTTTGCAATTGCTTTAACATTCCATTAAAACGATTGCAATGACTTTTGTTTAAATCTGATGCATTTCTTATTAGCAATATCCAACCTCCACACCAAATTCAAAATAAGGATATAGCAAATTGTATGTGTTATCAGATTTGAACTGATTATCTTTATTGCCATCTCCAAATTCAACTGCTGTATCTTGAACTCTCATGGATTTTACACCAGAAATATCAGAGCTGAATGCAGAATTGAACCTGTAAATTGCCAAGGCTTCTTCACAGCACGCTTCAAGTAGAACATTATCATCTGTTTGCTGGCAATAAATAATCCTTGGAAATTTCAGTTTCTGTTCCTCATCAACTTTTTCACCAGCAAATTGCATTCTATCGATGCTTCTTGTAGCTGACACAAGCAATTTAGCCTTATCTTCATCAGAAATTGCATCCCAGCCAGAATTGAAGAAAGCAGCAAAATACTCATCAGCTTCTTCAGCTGTCGCATAAACAGGATATTCTTTTCCATTTATGTTGATGTATTTTGCCATGTGCTTTCCTATTCTACATCACCATTGGCATTTTCTTCAGCTTCTTCAGCTTCTTCAGCTTCTTCAGCTTCTTCAGCCAACTTTTCAATCTGCTCAATCATTTCTGACTTGTTTCCTGATAAAACAACACCAAACTCAGATTCAGCAAAAGCAGCCAACTCAACTTTGGTCATCTCCTGAAGAGTTTTCTTTCCTTCACCAGAATTTGAGCCAGAAGAAATTTCCTCAGCATACTTGTGAGCAATCATCTCTTCGGCAATTTCTTTGTGCTTAACTTTTTCAATGCCAAATTCTTCATCCTTGCGAAATTCAACTTTGTCAAAATCAATGCACCAGGCAAAATCTTTAAGTGCTTTATACATATTTTACTCCTTTTAAAATTAAGGGCACCAGGCATAACCCAATGCCCTTTTATTTTACACAGCTTTGTGATGAGGGTGTCCAAGGATAACCACAGCACCAACAGTTGCAGAAATTGCAGAATCTTTCGCAATTTTCACTTTAATAAACTGTTTGTGGCCACGATATCCAACCTTGCTAACCGCACCAGCAGCAGCCATGCTTTCCGGAGTGTTGATTAAATCACTTTCTGCAACTGCAGTAAAACTACCATCAGAAGTATCACATTCAGAAATGGAAATTTTCCCTGCACCAGAAGTAAAAGCAGCCATCTGTGCAATAACAGTTACAGATTCGAATCCAGCAGTATCAATCGCTGCAGATTCAGATGAATCATCAGTTAAAGCAGCAGAATTAACTGCATTAACAACTTTGATATTGTTCACCAAATCATATGCACTCATTTATGCCTCCTTATGCTTTAATTTTCAGCAACTTGATAGCTTCTGCCATCGTTACCTGACCAGTGTTCCAACGGTGCCATGTCATTTCGATAATGGCTTTTTTCTTGGAGGTGTATTCATCACGAATCATGCCCATCTGAGTAGAATCAAGAATGGTATAACCAGCAAACAAATCACCAAACATAACTGGCGTTGCGTTAACAGCTACATCCGGCATGTCATCAAAAATGACATATTTGTAGTCACCGATAACAGCAGGCATATTTTCACCACCCATTCTCCACAAATACTGACCATTCTGGTCTTTGGCAGTGCGGAGAGCATACAGTGTACGGCGATTGAAGCCATAAACCGGATTTTTGTAACCAGATTTCAATTCAGCAGGCAAAGCCAAAACATCATCGAATACCAGTTTGCCAGAGGTTGAGCCTTCAATTCTTTCAATAGCAGAATTCGTCAGAATTCCTTCCGGCTGTTTGTGTCCAGAGCCTTTTAAGAATGCTCTGCCCTCACCAATGGCAAAAGCAGTAGCAACATCAGCAGCAAATTCAGATTCAACATTGTAGTTGCTGAACTGCAGCAAGTCCAAAGTGACAGGCAGCGTTACTGTCTGACGATAAGCCGTCAAGGTCTCGGAATCGAACTTGTCTTCGCTCTCCGGAGATTCCTCAGTTTCACCAACATATTTGGCAACCGGAATATCAGTGCGAACAGGGATGGTCAAATCCTTTTTAGAGGTGCTGCGAACTCTTGCAAATGAGCGAATCGGCGAAGCATCATGCAACTGGCGCAGAATATCAGAAGCGAATTCCGGATGAACCAGATAACCGCCCTGAACATCAGTGTCTGTGCGCATCGTTTTGCTGCCCTCACCACGCAGGAAATATTCTTTGAAGGCAATATGCTCTTCCGAATTCTTCCAAGCATCAGATGCACCAGCCGGAGCTGCAGAATGCAAAGCAATTTCTTTTTCCAATTCTTTGATGCGTTCAGAATTGTCACCAGATGCTTTCGCCAATTTTTCAATTTCTTCCTGCTTAGCAGCAATTTCACGCTGTGCATTTTCCAGTTCAGCCTGCTTTTTAACCAATTCCTGATTTTTCTTTTCAGAAGCATCAAGAGCAGACTGCAGTTTGTTAATTTTTTCCTGGTCAGCTGACTTTTTCTCAACTTCATTGCGAAGTTCTTTCACAGCCGACATAACATCATCAATTTCAGCCATTTTAGACTTTCTCCTTAATTTCAGTTAACATTGTAATGATTTTTGAATAATCCTCCCGACTATCCTGCTTTTTGCCAACTTCCCGATGGCTGAACAGCTCTTTCATCTTGCTGATGAAATGCTTGCTTTTGTTTGATGACAAAAATTCACCAAGATATCTTTCGGCATCTCTTTCTGTTTTAATCTCATCAATTGATTTAACAGAATCAACAGTTGCCAAAGGATTCATCGGGAATGTCACCAAACTAACTTCCCACAGCGTCAGCTCTTTCAAATAAGTAACACCATTGACAATTTCATATTCATCAATGGAATAGCCAATTGACATTGACTTGATTGAGCCAGTCTTCAACTGCGGATAAACTCTTCCGGATACAAATGTATCACTCTTGGGCATCTTGCCTTCAAGATAAAGCCCTTTTGAGTCTTCGTGTATTTCTGCAAAGACACCCAATGGCTCACCTCTGTCATGCTGCCAGAGAAGAATTGGAGCTTGTTTCATCAAAGTCTGCTTAAAAGCTCCCTGAACAACTACATCTCCACCTCTGTCAACATTGCCGAATGTTGAACCATAGCCTTTGAAATAATAAAAGTCATCATCTTCAGAGACTTCTTTGACTTCAAAAGGAACTTCAAGACGCTTAACTTTCATTTCAGCATCTTTTTTCAGGAATTTTTTGTTTTCAAATGTGTTCATCAACACCTCACATTATATTTGCCTATATTATAGCACCAAAAAACAAAAAAGTAAAGCATTTTGTTTTATTTATTATACCTAACAGTACAATAACAATTAACCACATTGCCTGCAGTTGCTCCCATGCTTGTATCACCTGGATATTTGAGATATTCCCCACCAACATAGAACAATTCGCTTGGTGCAACCTTTTGACCATGGGCTGCAGCATGGGATGGTCTTGTTGTAGGCAATAAAGCAGACAGCCATTCTTTTTCATAGCCAATTGGAGCATCAGTCATATAAGAAGAAACAGCCAGACTTGCATCTTGCTCAACTGCCTGAACAAGAAAACTATTCTTGTTATTGGTCAAACAATCCGCCTCAATATTTTTAACAGTCTCTGCTACATATTGGGTTTCAGTCATGGCAATGGCTGTGGCTCTTGATTCAATCTTTCTGCCAAATATCTCCAAAGCCAAAGCAGCAACTGCATCATTGCTTATAGGCATAGATTCCTGCTGCATATACAATTCAGCCTTGCTTATGCTATCTGCCATTTGCTCTGTGCTTGTATCAATTATTTGACGGCTTGATGCTGATGCTCTCTGCTCCCTCATAATTTGCAAAGCCAGAATGAATAATGCCATCTTGTCTCTGCTCATTGGCACATCAAGCTCTTCAGATGCCACTCCAATAAACTCATCTTGGACATTTTTATAATGCCTTGCCAAAAGTCTTTGCCATTTTTCTGCATAGACATTGAAATCCAAATAAACACCCTTTTCAGCATACAATTTTTCAAAATCCCGAGCCATCTGTCTCAGCAGTCTTTCTGCTTTTTTCCGGGTTTTGCTGTCTAATTGTATCTTGGCATTCAGCTGTCTTGCTTGGTCTTTGTCCATAATTCATTCGCCTCATCATCAGTGCAGCCGAGTTTCTTCATTCTCAGCACGAAATTGTTTCTCTTTGTAGTCTCTGTGTCATACTCTGCAGCATCAACTGGTGCCATGCTTGTGGGCTTATAAATCACATCTCCACCACTCAAAGAATCATAGCCAAGCTCTGTGCGAATTTCATTGTCAGTCAAAACCCCAATCTCACTCAAATTCTTTGCCCATTCAGAGGTGCGTTGCTGCAAGGCAGGAATGTCATTGGCTGAATAGCTTATGCTGAAATTGCTCTCAAGCATGCCACGGCGTTTGAACAATTCCTCAAATTTGCCAAAAATATCACCAACCAGAGGCAGCACAGCATCATCATACAAACTGACTTTGGCAACTGAATAATTGTTGTATGTCTGTGAGCCTGTTTTATACAATGGCTGAGGAATATTGAACTTGCTGTAAATAATGTCTTCAGCATCTGTCTTGAGCTCAAGAATCTGCATATCTTTGTTTGTGGCATTGATAGGCTTGAAATCTATGTTATCAGCATGGGCTGCAATATACTTGCCAGCATTGCTATTGCCAGAGAAATAAGTTGACACCTGCTGGCGAAATTCCTCAATTGCCTTTCTGTCACTTGTTGCTAGCTTAAAAATACCAGACAATGTTACACCGTTCTTCAGCAGAGAAGCATTATGTATAGACGAACCATTAGCAATTTCAATTTCTTTCAAAATGCTATTCATCAGAGGCAAAGCAAAAATTTCATCACCAGAATTTCGACAATAGCCTTTAAGGTGAATCAACTCTCTGTAGTCTGTATTTATGAATGACTTGGTCTTGCTATTGAATGAATAAATGCCATTGAACACTCTCATTCTGTTGGATGCAGATATTTGATAAACAGGCTGTGAATTGGCATCTATGCCATTGACAATAACATAGCTTGACTTAATTGGATACAACTCCAAAATCTCACGATTGACATTGCCTGTGGCAATTAAGAACAGATTGCCTGTCACCAGCTTGTTCAAAGCACATTCAAAAATGAACTCACGCCAGCTTTGGTTTCTGTTCGGCTTGGCAAGCAGCACATTCAAATTGTGCTCTTCTTTCAACTCCCAATCCTCATCAAAAATACATGGCTTAATACTCTTGATTTGATTGCAAATTGTGTCAACAGCATCTGACAAAGCAGCAGTTGTTTCATACAAATTGTATGCCATGCTCATTGAAGCATATTCCATGCCATTCTGATGTAGATAATCCCAAAATGAACTCAAACATGGATTGCAAGCAGAAGAAGCATTAGAACAGCCACTTTTTTCTGCTTTTTTATCAAACATTTTCTTAAAAAATTTCATCCAAATTTTCTCCATTCATCAGCAGAAATAAATCTGTTCATCAGATATTTTACTGCCAAACCACAAAAAAGTAAAGCCCCAAACCATTGCGTCAATTCTATTCGGTGACCAATCACTTTCTGGTGTCCATGTCACCATCTCATCTTCCAAGGCAGCCAACACTCCAACATGATGAATAAGTCCTTGTTCATAGAGTGCAACAATTGGGTCAGCACGCAAAGCCTTGCCACGAGTTGCCCGAACTTGCTTGAATGGCACACCCTTGTCAACTGAATGAATGGTATTCTCAACCATATCTCCACCGAAGTTCACTTCACCAACAATGCAATCTGCTTCCCATCTTTCATAGAGAGCAATTGCCTTTTTCGCCCACTCATTCGGCTTCATTTTGCCAGTGGCATCCTCAAGCACCCAACCGTGACCAGAATAATCCTGCCCAACCACGATTATGCCTGTGTCATCAGAACTTGCATTACTTGTTCCAGCTGGGTCAATTGCCACCACAAGCTTTTTGAACTCTGGCAAATCTGCCTTGCTCATCCTTGTGGCATCCAACAGCTCAGTTTTCCACAGAGCTTTTTCATCATCATCCGTCCAATCACCATCTTTGAATCTCTTCCGGCTTTTGGCAGACATACTATCAAGAACAGTCAGATAAGACTTGGCAATATTTTGCTTGTTGTCATCAGGATTCATTCTCAACCAAACATAATCAGAAGCATCTGGCAAAGGCTGTTTGTCAATCGGGTTTTTGCCCAAAACAAATACAATGTATGTCCAGTGGCGTTTGCTTGGTGGATTGCAATCAAAATACATCTTCAATGACAGCTCTTCTTCCTCACCATTCTTGTTCGTAAACATCACTTTCTGTGCCAAACGGCTTTTGACCATCTCAACAGAGTCCCAGCCAATCTCACTCACTTCATTGATATATATGGTGCAATATTCATTGCCAAGAATTTTCTCAAGTCGTTCGCCGTTATCAAGCCCTGCCAACCAAATTTCCGAGCCATTGCTAAATTTTATGAACCAATCTGACTTGTTCTCAACATAATCAACATCTTTGACCAAGTTCGGGAAGCATATTTTCAGCACTTTCTGCAAGGTGTCATAATAAATTGACTGTTTCACATGGTTGAATCGTTTTCTGGCAATCAAGTGTCGGCTGTTTGGTGCTTTTAATGCCCGCACAATTATATCACGCACATTGATGAATGTTTTGCCAGAGCGTGAACCACCAGAAAGCAAAATGAATGTGGCTGGACTTGCATGCAGCCTTGTTGCTTCCTTCTGTTTTTCTGTTTTAATAAAGCCCTTTGCCATCACCCAACCAGACACAAACCAAATTTCATTTGTTAAAACAGCATCTCACAACAGAAACTTGCCATTGCAACCCACCAGAATTTCATCATCTCAGACAGCATGCTACAGCCCCTCATCATCTTTATCGATAACAACAAGAGCAACTCCTCCTTTGACTTCACCAGACAGATTGGTGTCTGTTTTGTTTTTCCACTTATCAGATTTTCGATTGTTAAGCCAATATTTGATTGCATGGATGTTTGGTTCGTGGTAACGACTTATTGTCTCAATTCCCATGCCTGGCACTGCCACCTCTTCTGTGTACTCAAAGCCTGTGGCAATCTTATGTAAAGCATCCACAACAAGCATATCGGCTTTTTCGCCACCCTCCTTGGCTGCTTCAGCAAAATCCGGATAATCTACCATCCATTGCAGGAATACCTCCTCAGGCACATTAAAAACGCTGCTAGCGATGTCCTTAAATTCCATGCCTAACATAACTGCCTGCTTCACCAGTGCTTTGTACTCTGCTCTATATTTATATGCACCTGACTTCTGAGCTGGCTTCTGCTGGCTGCTCTCACCTGGTGCTATCTTTAAGACCATGAAAATTCTCCACAAATTGTTTGTTAAAATTATAGTTAATTTTGTGGGAAAAGTAAAGCCAAAAGATTTTAGGCAGAGAATTTTGTGTGAAGTGTGCCGAGCACATTTTTATAAGCATGCGAAAAATGAGTTTGCAGTTGCTTGCTTTTAGCGAAAAATTTTAATCATTTTCGCTAATTCCCTCGGAGTTATGCGAAATTTAGCTTTACAGCCCTAAAATCTCAAAATTACATACATTATTTTGTCACTACATTTTTTCTCTAAGGTTTTTTAAACTCCGAGTAGAAATAGGAAAATATACATTAAGCAACCGTATTGTTAACTTTTAATCCAACTGGAAAAATAATGCTAAAACAAGCATTTATCCAATTTTCATTGACCAGATACAGTTGCTTACTCGGACTTTGAAAATGTCCGAGTGAAACACACAATTCGACCACATTTTTATTCAGTTATTTCAATGACTTAGCTCTACTCGGACTTTTTTCAAGTCCGAGTGAAGTCCGAGTAGAAATTTTTAACAATGTTATTTCAAGCACATAAACCACTATCTTAAATCGCGCCTTTAAGAAAAAATCGCATTTTTCACATATTTTACAGCTCACAAAAATAATAATCATTATCGTTTTTCACTCGGACTGGCACCCTTTCCACTCGGACTCCAAGCAAAACTCCGAGTGAGCCATTTTTACGCCTTAACACATTGTTTTATAACAACTTTCTGGCATCCAGCACACTTCCATCCACTCGGACTGCTTTCCAACTCCGAGTGGGATTTTTAGCCGAAAATTTTTATTTTTTTCGCTAAAATTGGCATCAGAAACTTTTTGTTTACTTTTAGAATACATTTTTATAAAATACATAATATAACAATTTGTTTTAACACATAAATTCAAAAAAGTTTAAATTTTTGTAAAATAATGCTTTACTTTTGTTTTAGAACAAGATATAATGTAAATATAAAATTGATAAATTGATTTATGTAAAGGAATAAACAAAATGAGATATGTTAGAAAAGATGATGTTAAAGAAACTACAAATTATGTATTTTTAACAGTTTTCTGTGCATATGGTCAAACTGAGATTTCATTCAGTAAAGATGAAATTCAAGAAAAAGGCATTCAATACATCTTCAATAAAGAAGAAATTGAAAGAAGAGCTGTGAATGCTGCTTTTCACACAAACAAGGGTAGCATCCTTGGTGTTAAAGGTGTTAGAAATTTAAATTTTTAATCATGTAAAGGAATAAACAATGTTTACAATCAAATCTCTAAAATTAAAAGTTATTGGCTTCTGGGACAGATGCTTCTTTCGGCACAATAGCCAAGAATCAGGCGTCATCTGTTTAGATGAGGATGGCAATGAACATTTGTATTCATATTTTGAAATAAGAAAGATGCTTAGAAAGGCAGGTGCGTAATGTATAGATTTCAACTTAACCACAATGCATTAGAAACAAGACCATATCCAATTTTAGCAGATAAGAAAGGAAACATAATTGGCATCTGGCAAAATCATTTTAGAAAAGTCATAGGATTTTCTTGTTTGCCTCAAACTGGATGTGTTGATGTCACATTTGAGCAATTCAATGAAACAAAACAATCTCTTAAAGGTATGTATGCTGTTATGGAGTGTGCTGATGGTGTTTTCTGCACTCTTCAAAGAGAACTTGAGGGTGCTTATATAGAGGAATCAGAGCAATGCCAAAATTAACAAAACAAGACATTCAAGACATAGCCAATGGCTACACCATCAAATATGTATCAAATTCATTCACAAAAGATGAACTGATAATTGAGCTGGCACAACTCTGTCTGCAAGCAATTGATGAAAATGAAGACATTTTGTCACAGCCTGTTGAAATTGATGAGGAGGAATAGACCATGGCTGATAAAATTGAACAAAACATTCGTGAAATTGCCAGTAGATACAAGTGGGCAATCAATGAAAAGAATCTGCCAAAGATTGCTAATGCAAAACGCCGTTTCTTTGGCGAGGAAGATTGGAGCAAATGTCCTTGCTATCCACCGGAAGATAATACTCATGGCTGTGGCTCAGCTGCATGTTGTCAGGAAATAACAAAGAATGGCATATGCCATTGCAATCTGTTCATGAAAGATGGAGAAAAGTGATGTTTTTCAAAATTTATTTTAGCCGAAAGAAGTTTGAGCAAGATGCTGCAGCTTTGGTACAGAAACAAAATGGCTGGGCAGCCGGAGCTTATTGTGGTGCAAGAATTCTTTCTGCCACACCTGATGAGCAATATATAAGCTCTATGGAAGCAAAGAAACAAATTTGGCAAGTTAACAGCGATTTTGCCATAAACAATATTGGTGAAGTTTTGGGTGATTTGAAAACTGCTCGTGAAGAGTTATTCGCTCTTGACACTTGGGATAAGTACAGGAAATCTCGTATTGATAGCAATCTGAAAACAGTCAAAGACTTCTTGGAGAAATTGGTTTGGAAGCCCGTAAAAAGAAAGGAAGACAAATGAGTTTGGCAGATAAAATCGAGATTCTTGAAGAAGAAAACAGACAGATGTTTGAGCTTCTTGAAAAGGTGGCAAGAGGAATACATCTCGGGTGTGATACTGAAGATGTTATCAGAATTACATCAGATGTTAAGAAATTTTGTATAGCAAAACACCAGAAACAGGACCATCAGGAACTTTGGGATATCAAATTTGTCAAGGATGGTGGAACAACCGAAATTGTTGACACTTATGCTTCAGAAGAAGCTTGTCAGCAAGAGCTTGCATATTACAGAAGCAAGCCTGGAATTGGTGTTAGATATTTCATGGAGAAAAGCCAATGAGAGAGTTGTTATTTTGTGCTTATATTACCCGCACAATTTATGTGGAAGAAGATGTAGAAAAGGAAGTCAGATTCCACCTTGATGGTGTGGCTATTTATACAGATGGTCATATTGGAATCAGCTGGGATGATTTTTACCACAATCTTCATTCACAAGGTTTCTCTGACGACGAAATTGAAAAGGCTTTTGATGCATATGATGACCACTGGGATGAGTGGGCATGGTTCGTGCCTGATGCAATTGCTCAATATACAGGCAAGGTTGATTCTTTTGGCAATAAAATATTTGATGGTGATTTGGTCAAGTACACAAGAACACATTGGTCAAGTTATTCTGAGCCTACACCGCATGATTTGGTTTTTGTAGGAACTATTGAATGGTCAGAGGAAGACTGCTCATATAAATTCAAGCATCCAACTGGTGAAATGAGCCTATCTTTTAAGGATTCAAGAGCCAAAGAAAACATCATTGAAAGAATTGGCAGTAAATATGTAAAGGAAAAAAGAATGACCAATAAGAATTTCATCTGTATCAGCATAAAGCACACATATTATAGCAATTCTGGCTGGGTGCTTTTGTGCAAAAATAAATCAGGATACACAGGCGATGTCAATATGGCAGGGCTTTATTCTCCGGAAGATTTCACAGGCGAATATGAGAATGTGCCTGTGGTCAAAATGCGTAAAGATTTGGTGAAGCATTATTGCAAGAAGTATGATTCTGTCTTGGTTGACAAAGATGAATTTGTTCAATTTATTTCAGATTTGAGAAATTGCACAAAACAAGAAAGCATTGATACAACCAAGACTGTTTTGCATGCGATTGAGTGCATATTGACTTCAGAAACAATCGAGCCAGAAATAAGAATTGAAAAGGCTTTGGCAAGAATCAGAGAGATAAGGAGAAGCAACTGATGAAAGTTGAATTTGCCAAAAATAAAGAGCAGAAAGTTTGGTTTTCTGAGTGGAATATTTATTTGGATGGAACTTACAGTGGTTTTATCTATAAAACATCAAGAAAAGACAGTTGGAACATAGCTTGTTCAAGATTTGGATTAGGAGCAGTCAATCCAATCGCTTGCCAAAAAACTTTTTCTGATGCAAAGAACATTGTAAGAAAATTTGTAGATGAATGGAATGAAAATGCAAATGAAATTTGGAATTCATATGCAATTCAATTCACAGGAATACACATGGGAAAATAAGCATAAGGAGGATATTGCGAATGAATAACATAGTTCTTGATGTAGATGGACACAGATGTGTTGCAACTGTTTTATATCACAGAAATGGTGAATTTAAAATCAACTTGCCAAGAGAAAAATTGCATGATTTTTGCATTCACTTGAGCAAAAGCATTGAAATATATTTTTATTTCAACATGAAATGGTCAGAAATTATTCTGAGCCACATTGCTAATGAGCTTAAAGCTGTTGGCTTCAGCAATGTAAAACTTGTTTGTCCATATTTGCCATTCGGGCGTGCTAATAAGCCAGAAAAAGAATATGGATGCAGAAAAGACATTTTGTCAACATTTTTCAAAATGCTTAAGGCTGCAGAAATTGATGAGGTCTGCACATCAGATTTTCATCTGAATATAAAAAGCAATATTTTCCATGGTATAAAGTTCAGAAACATAAAATTTTCAGAGCTTTGGCAGGAAGAAATCACCAAGATAAGCAGAATACACAACAATGACAAATTTCTTGTTTTTGCACCAGACTCAGGTGCAGTTGATAGGGCTTGGCAAACTTGGACTGTATTATCGCATAATTTGCCAAGCAATCCGTTGTATTGTAAGCATATACAATTTTGCAAGGAAAGAACAGAAAATGGCATTGAAATTTATTGTGTTGGAAACTATGCAAACAATGAACAATACCAAAATAGAATTTGCATCATTGTAGATGATATGATTGATTCTGGCAAGACCATGCTTGCTGCAATTGAAAAGGTGCGGGAATTTAAGCCGAAGAAAATATATGTTTTGGTGACACATCTGCTGAATGATGAGTTCAAAGCACCAGATGGTGTAGAATTTATGTGGAAATTTGACAGTGTGCAGGAAGCATAAAGCAATGGAAATTATTGATTATGTTAAAAAGAAAGATATCATGAAATTGAATGAGTTGTTTCAACCCCTCATTCAGAAATGGATTCGCCGGTATTATTGGAGCAGAATTGACAATGAAGATTTGCAGCAGGAAGCAATATTCGCCATCATGAATGCTGTCAAATATTTCAATGCTGAAAAGGGTGCGAGCTTTGGTGTTTATCTTGAATATTGGTTGCATTGTCATCTTGGTCAATATGTTTTGCGAAATGTCAATCTTGTGAGACCTTGTACCAATTATCTTGTTTTTGAGAGTGCAGAATTATCTGAGGTGACAAAGAAAGCAATTGATGATTATCACAACTTCAGCTATGTTAACATTGATAATCCGGAATGCGAATATCAGCTTCCGGAAAAGCCTCAAGACTGCGATAGAGCCATTTGCGGGAAGCAGCTTAAAAAGCTGGCACAGAAAGAGTTGCCAGAAAGGACTTATGACATATTGTGCGGAAGATGTGATGATAAGTCATTGAGCCAGCTTGGCAAAAAATACTCTTTGAGCAAGGAGAGAATCAGACAAATAGAATTGCAAGCAATTCAGAAATTGAGAAAAAAGTTAGGAATTAGCGAAAATGAAACAGGAAAACATATTTGAAATTTGGAAAAATGGCTTTGATTTTGGCAAGTTTAAGGCTATGGCTGAACGGCACAAAAAGTTGTTCAAAGGAGCCAACATAGAAAATCAGCTTTTGAAATTTACAGAGGAAATGGATGAGCATTTGGCATCTCCATTAGACGAATATGAAATGGCTGATTGTTACATTGCTGCAGCAGGCATATACAATTTCAATCCGTATGCTGCTGTGATGATTCTGAATTATTTTGGCAGCTATGGCGGAGCTCTGCCTCATAAGATAGAAAAGGCAGCTTCAGAAAAGATGTACAAAAATGAGACAGAAAGAGTATGGACAGTGGTGAATGGTGTAATTAGACATGTCAAATTGCCAGTGTATGCTGATGAACTGGGATTCATAGATTTGCCAGATGGCAAGTACATTGCCAAAAAATATCCATGTTATGGTGAGCCAGCTGAAGAAGTGGTTGGAGTTTTTGGCAAATATTTGCCAAGCCATTATGAATGTGTTTTGAGAAAGGCTTGAGATGGAAAAATTCCCAACATTCCGTGGACCATTTAAAGATGGTGAGATGATAAGAGCCAGCATCATTGGGCGAGTGTATAAAATGACACCAAGGCATTGGGCAGCATATCTGATGTGTTTTCGCAAAGGCGGGATAATGAGTGGTGCTACACTCAATAACATCAATAAACAAGACCTTGAAAATCATCAGTTCATTTTTCCGTTAAGCCGTAAAGAAATCTTGGCTCAGCCATTTATGTTTCCGCAAGAATATTTGGCATTTGTCAAGAGCCACCCAATGACATTCAAATTCTATTTGATTTCAGATATGAGTTTTGCCAGAAAATTCTTGCTAAATGCTGAAAAAGAAAGCAAATTCACAGTCAGATGGAAAAAGAAGCTGGCAAATAATGCTAAAAAATCAGCAAAATCCAGAAGAGAAAAAGAAATTGCTCGTGCAAAAAACTTGAAGAAAAGAGATAAGATTTGGAAGAAAATTTTGAAGGAAAGAGAAAAAATGGCAAAAAAGTTTACATTTATGTAAAATAGTTGTTGACTTTTATTTTGCAATATGTTACAATGATAATATAAACAATTTATGGAAAGGAATGAACATTATGAATAAAATTTTTCTTCTTTTGGCTCTGATTGCAATTTTGGTTTGTGGCTGCTCTGATGACGAGGCTATGAAACAATGCCAGCAGACACACTCATATGAAACTTGCCATTATCATCTCTATCGCTAGGGGCTGCAGCTATGAAGTATGTGATATTTGACAATTTTTTCCCTGTGATTTTCCCTGATACAATTGAGCACAAAGCAGTTGCTGATGGGATAAATAAAACACCAACATCTGCTGGCTTTATTGAGCATGGAAAATGCACCGGCTTTTCAGATAGCCTTGGCATAGGAGTTGGAGAAAAAGATGCGATGCATATTAAGATGATGCTGAAATTTATTGCTGATAGACAGTTCAATCCTGTGGAGGGAACAAAATGACTTTCATTGATGAAAAGAATGACGGGGCTTGTTTGCCTTGTGAAAAGCAAAAGAAAAGCCTGTTGGATGTTATTTCTGGCATTGATGAATTTAAGCCTATTTTGGCAAAATTCTTTGAGGAATTTGAAAGAACAAAAGATAATTTTGTTTCAGAAGACAAAGCAGTCATTTATGACAAGTATGATGACAGATATCACACTGTCAATGTTCCTCTCTCTGAGAGAGAGCAGATAGCTCGTGAAGACCTGTGTCGTGATGACAAAGGCTGGTTTGCTGAAATTATCACAGATTCTGGAATGACAGAAAAGCTGGTTGAATTCTTCCGGAATTTAGCCAAAGAAAAATTTATGTAAATTGTTTACTTTTGTCAAATAAACAGTTATAATTTAAGTAACTGATAAAATATGGAAAGGAATGAACGATGAAGAAATTTTTTACAATCTTGGTTCTTGTTTTGATTTTTGTTCTGCTTTTTGGCGGGCTTGCATTTTCTGCTGAGAACAGATTCAAAGCAGAAAGTACAGGAATTTCAGGTCTGATGCTGCTGACAGATTTAGAAACAGGATGCAAATATCTTGTGGCAACAAAAAGAGTATTTTACATTCATCCTGTTTTGCTTCCTGATGGAAAGCTCGATTGTCGGAGAAAGTGATGAAAGAAAAGGAATTCTGGGAAAAATTTCGTCCGCTATTCCAACTCCATACAAAATATTGCGAGCGTGTTGAGAACAGAGTCAACCAAGGGACACCAGATGTATTCTGTCTTGGCAAGAATGGTGAGGCAATCTGGGTTGAGCTGAAATCAATCAAGAGCATATATGAAAAGCCTGTATTTCAGCCACAGCAGCCAATCTGGCATAAAAAGTACACAGCAAGTGGGGGCAAAAGCTATGTTGTTGTGTATTGTGGTGACAAAATATATGCTCATTCTGGCTCAGCCATCGGTGACTTTACACTGAAAGATTTTCATCCAGAATTTGCTGCTGACATAAAAAATAAAGATTCTGTAACATTATTTTTTAAGAGGTTATTTGGAGAGTGATATGAAGAAGCCCGTCAAAATCAGAAAGCCTGCAGAAGATGAGATTGATGAATTTTTAGATGATTCAATTCTTGATTTGGACAACTGCATTGTGGATGAGGATTTTGATGAAATTGATATAAACTCTCTTATTGACAAGAACATTTTGAAAGATTTGAAAGATGCTGGATAAAAGCAAAATAATAGAGCAAGTCAAAAAGCTGCTTGAAGTTAACCAAAGCAATGGTGCAACCGAAGCCGAAGAGAAGATTGCTTTGGAAAAGGCAAACATGCTGATTGAGAAATATCAAATAGAAAAATATCAACTTAAAAGCAAGAGTAGCAATACGCGCGAATATTTTGTGCCGAAAAAGAAATATCCATTGTATTTGTTCAATGGTGTCATAAATCTGATTGCTGAATATTTTGGCTGCATATCCTTTACACAAGGGAAAAAGATGATTATATTCGGTGATGATGAATTTGTCAACTTGGCAATTGATATGGCAAAGCGATTTGAATTTGAGATGGAGATTGAAGTCCAGAAATTTAAGCGTTCAGCGAATTATCTTGCCAGCAAAAGACTTGGCAGCAATAGCTTGGTGATGACAAATTCATTCCGGAATGGATATTGCTCAAAAGTGATTGAGAGATTGTTCGGATTTATAGAAGCCCGCCAGCAAAATTGTCAGAAGTCAACCGGCACAGACTTAGTTGTTCTGAACAGAGAGAATCTGAAAGAAGATTTTATGAAAGATTTTGGTGTTGAAAAAATCTGCAAAGCAAAAAGGAAATTGTCAGACAACATAGACTCTGAGGCAACCAAGAGTGGTTTGGCAGCTGGCGAAAAGTTTAGAATTTCAGAAGAATTGGAGAGTGAAAATGACGCCCAAAAATTATTTGGAAAATGTAGTTCTTAAAACTTGGGACAGAAAAGGTACACAGGAACAGTGTTTTTATGGTTTTCTAGAGGAATTTGGAGAAATTACAGGGAAACTTAAGAAAGCTCACCGAGATAATGTTCCTGAACAAGAAAAACAAGCCGGATTGAAGAAAGAACTTGGCGATTGGGGATGGTACATAATTCATCTTGGCTATCTGCGGAAGTCGATTGATTTCAATCAGCAGCAGTTTAAGCCTGACAATCTTCAGACAAACAAGAAGCCTCAACAGGTTATCATGTCAATTTCTTCCAAGATTGGTATGATGGTCAATGGCATGGCTGAGGGAAACAAGCACAAGGAAAGAACAGCAATGAGAAGCATTCTGAATAGCTTTACAGATTTGAGCAATTCTCTTGGTTTTGAAACAGAAAATGTTTTGAAAACAAATGCTGCAAAATTATTTGACAGAATGGCAAGAAACAAGATGCATGGCTCTGGAGACGAAAGATAGATGGGCAAGGGTTGCAAAATTCTTTCTCTTGACAGAGTTGAGATGGCAGATTTCTGTTTTTATGAGATTGGGTATTGCCCGAGCTGTGATAATTTGTTTTCGCCAGTTGACAGGGATGATATAATTGAATGCCCAGTTTGCCACAATAAGATATACGGAAGAGCCATTGCCATTAACAATGGATTTTTGGTTGAGAAAGAAGACATTTTGCAATAAGGAGTAACGAACATGGATAAAGAAAAGATGATAACATACGCCGTTTCAGGTGCCAAATTCAAAATCATTAGAGTAATGGCTGACGGCAAAGAAAGAACACCAACTGAGATTTGCAAGATTATTGGCTTGAAAAATTCAGCTCTGTCACATCTTCTTTCTCAGATGAAAAATGCAGGAATTTTGACTGCAAGGAAGCAAAATCGGTTTATTTACTATCAGATGAACAAAAAAATAATTGTTGAAATTCAAGCAATTAAGACAAATTTTGAAAAAATATTTGAAAAGTTGTAAAATAATTGTTGACTTTTGTTCATTTTAGAGATATGTTAAATAATGTAAGAACAAATTAACTTAATTTTATGGAAAGGAATAAACAATGACAAACAATGTAGCAAAAGAAATCGAACTGGTATTGGAAACAATGACTGGTGCAAAATTAGCCGAACTTTACAATACAACTGTTCCTGAGAACAAGAAGATTGTTAAATTCAGAGACCACAAAACAGCTGTTGAAAGAACTTTGGCTGCAGTTCTGGCTTTTCGTGACAGAACAACCCTTGGTTATGGTATTGGAGAATTGTTCAAAATGATTGATGAAAATAAAGGTGATAAAAAGGCTTCAAAGCCTCAGCACTCTGGCAAAAAATCTCAATTTGAGGGTGGCATTATTAAGTCAAATATGAATGTAAATCCTCGTCGTGAAGGAACATGGGGATACAAGTCATTTGAGCTTATCTTGGCTGCTGGTGATGAGGGAATTTCTTATGAAGACTTTTTGGCAAAAGGCGGAAGAAATAAAGATTTGGCTTGGGATTGGAATCACGGATTTGTGTCTGTAGATGATGAATCTCGTGAATTGGTGTACAAAAGTAGAGACTTGCCGAAATACAAGAATGTTTTGACGAACAAATAAAAGCCCTTTTAATTTTGAATTGTTAATTATATTTTTATAACAACCATCACCAAAATCAAAAGAGGCAATAATGTCATCAAACACTTATTTTAAGGCTGATAGAAAATCGCTGGCAACCGAGATAAATGAAAATTTCTTGAACAACTTAACTTTGGATGCTCAAGAAATTGAAGAATTAACAAAGAGAGGTTTGAAACAGCAGTTTTTCACTCAGGCTGGATATAAGACTTGGCAGAATGGCAAACATACACAATCAGCGAAAGCTGTGTCCAAAATTGATTCAAGTTATAATCTGACGGGGCATCCTGGTTTTTTCATCAATGCAAATGGCTCAAGAGCCTTTAATGCTCAAACTGGGATGCTCATTCCTATCAGAGATATTGGTGGCAATATAAATTACATCTTAAACCGCCCACGAAAGGCAATTAACAATCGCAAATATTTGCTTTGCTCATCTGGAAATAAAACAGAGGGTGGAAAGGCATTCCCGACAACTCACTGCCCTGTGGTGAATGTTAAGGATGGCAAGCCGAAGAATTGTGGTTCAGTTATACGAATCACAGAAGGACCATTAAAGGCAGATATTGCAACAGCCCTTGGCAATTATTATACATTGGGACTGAATGGTGTAAATACCGCCCCGCAAGACTTGAAGAGTGTGTTGCTTGAGCTTGAAGTGAGCACAGTCAAAATTGCCCTTGACAGTGAAGACAGTGCGGCAACTTATAAGATGATTGCTGAGCTTCACAAGCTTGTTAAGGATTTAGGGCTTGATGTTGAGATTGAAACTTGGGATGAGAATTACAAAGGGCTTGACGACATTCTGTTTGCAAAGGGTGAATCCTTTATCAGAAGAATGTCAGATGATGAAGTCAAAATGCTTCTCAAAAAGGCAGGATTTGGCTGGATTCATATCATATCAACAAAGGAATATACAGATGCAGGATTGAAGCAGAGATTGGACAAATCTCAGTTGGCAAAGAAGTTGAAGCTTCCGAAAGATAATATGGTTGATGATATGGTGACTGAATCTGTCATCGATATTGTTGACTGTCCGACATTTGCGCCTGGTCAAGAACTTCTGATTGAAGAGGACGGCTTGCGCAAGATTAACACTTGGGTGAATCCGTGTGTTGAGCCTATTGACGGAGATGCCAGCATTTTTGAAAATCACCTCAAATTCTTGGTTCCGGATGAACAAGAAAGACAGATTCTGATTGAATGGTTGGCTTATCAAGTTCAGAATCCAGGTGTTAAAATAAGATGGTCTGTTGTGCTATGTGGTAAACATCAGCAAACTGGTAAATCTACAATTGGACATTTCATGCGGAAAGTTCTTGGTGAGGATAATGTAAAATCACCAAGCAATGAAAGACTGCACGAAATTTACACAGATTGGCAAGAGCAGGCTCAACTTGTAATCGTGGAGGAAATTAAGCATTCCGACCGTATTGAGTTGATGAATAAGATGAAGCCTTTTATCACAGAGCCAACAACAATGGTTCGCTTGCCTGGTGGCAGAAGCTATACCATGCCGAATAGATACAACATCTTGATGACAACAAACCATGAAGATGCTTTGCTGGTTGACCAATATGATAAGCGGTATTGCATTATTCAAGTGCCAGTTGAAAGAAACACGGATGAATATTACCAAAGACTGTATGAATTTTTAGATTCACCAGATTGTGCAGGAGTTCTCATGAATTACTTTAAGAAAATAAAACTTGACAAATTCAATCCTAAAGGGACAGCCCCAATGACAAAACAAAAACTTGTTTCCATTGAGGCAAGCAGAAACGCCTTAGAGCAATTTGTTTTTGGCAGAGCTGAAGACAGAGCCCACCCATTCAACATGGATGTTGTTTCAATTCGGCACATAAAAGCTTCGAAATCAATTCCACAGAATCTTTTGAAGTTTTCTGATTTTAAGTGGGCAGAAGTTATGAAAGATGCTGGCTTTAAACAATACGAAAAGCCTGTATATTTGGAAGATGGCTCAAGAGTTCGTCTTTGGATTGTGCCTGAGGTTGTTTCAAATTATGAAAATGCAACGCCGGAAGAAATGAAACAAGCATTCACAAAATGGCTGCAAAATTCAGAGCCAGGTGGAAATCCTGTTGATGATGCATTGCCAATGTAATATGTAACACATAATGAAAAGGAATTAACAATATGTTAACAGAAAAACAAGCAGCAGCTTATGACTTAATTTGCAATGCCAAAGAGGGTGTCAGCAAGATTGAAGGATATGCCGGAACAGGCAAGTCCTTTGTGCTGTCAAAAGCTGCAGCAGAACTTGGCAAAAAATGCCTTGTTTTAACACCTACAAATAAATCAGCACAGGTTTTGAGAGACAAGGGAATTTCTGCCAGCACACTTCACTCAATTTTGTATTCTCCCAGAAACGCCCTAAAATTTAAGAAGAATGATGGCAAGATTGAATATCACAAAGATGCTGACGGCAATTTCATTCTTGATGACCATGGTGAGAAAATCCCTGTGATTGAGAGTGAAGAGCTGGCATTTGATTTTGTGGCTAATCCAGAAGAGCTGAAAAACAAAATTGCTATCATTGATGAAGCATCTATGCTGAAAGAGCAGGAGCTGGCTGATATCACAAGTGTGTTTGATAAGGTTGTTTTGATTGGTGATGGAATGCAGCTTCCGCCTATAAAATCAAAAGATGTTTTTGCAGAAACAAAGACTGATATTTTCCTTGATGAAGTGCATCGTGTTGCCAAGGAAAATCCAATCATAAATTTGGCAACACACATTCGTGAGGGTGGCAGAAATTTCAAACAATTTGAAGATGGTGAGCATTTGCTGGTTGTCAACAAGTTCAATGATGAAGTTGTGAAAAATTCACACAAATATACTCACATTTGCTATAACAACAATCTGCGCAGAACAATCAATGCCAAAGTTCGCACCAAGCTTGGTTTTACCGAAAACAAAGTTTATGAGGGTGAGCCAATTATATCATTGAGCAATATCAGAGACAAGAGCAGTGGATCTGGTGGCAAAATATTGGCATTCAATGGTGAGATTTTTTCAGCCGTTAAAAATATTGACATTTCTCAAGACTTGGCTGGTCTCTCTATAATCTATGTTAAAAGGGCAACTGGCAATGTTCATTCTTTCAATTCATTCAAATTCTGGAATAAGGATTTTTGGAAATATCACGATTCTGAAAAATTTGAACAAGACTTTGTCAGGATTTGGAAATGCCTGCCATTAAAGGCTGACATTTATCCATTTGACTTTGCATATTGCTTGACTGCTCATAAGGCACAAGGCTCAGAATTTGATGCTACAATGGTTTGGGACCAAAGTTCAGCTGTCAGAGGAGGAATAATCGACCAAACTCGTTGGCTTTACACAGCTGCAACAAGGTCAAAAGAAAAGTTGATTATTGTAAAATAATGCTTTACTTTTACAAAAATATAAAATACAATGATAATGTAAAATGAAAAGGAATTAACAAAATGGTTGTATATATAGTTCAAGAGCCCAAGCCGAAGAATGGATGGACGCCGGACTTTTCCAAAGCTGCAGAATATGGCAGACTGGAAAGAGTTTTTACACCAGACCAAAGAATCTGCTCAATGCCGACAAGGTATATGAGGGAAGCAATGAACACTCTTAAAGAGTTTGATGCTGAACATGATTTTATTCTTTGGCCGAATTTGGGCGACCCGACTGCTTTGCAATGTGTTTGCTTCGCTTTGGCTTTGCTTGGTTTTAATAAAGTCAGATTCTTGTATTGGAATCGTAAAAGAGATTCTGATGGAAATAAGACTGATGGATTTTATATGCCACTTGAATTCAATCTGGAGAAATAATATGGAAAAGAAAGATTTTGATGCTTTGCTTCAGTCTGATGCTGAAAATGCCGACAAAGATGTTAGCTTAAAAGACTTGCAAACAAAGGCTTCTGAAATGGTAAACTTGGCAAGTGAAATTGCCGAAATGGAAGCTGAGATTGAAGAAAAGAAAAAACAATACAGAGAAATTGAAGCAGTAACTTTGCCAGATATGATGACGGGGCTTGGCATAAAGAAATTCACACTTGGTGATGGTTCTGAAATCACTATCAAAGATGTTGTTCAGGCTTCACTGCCTTCCCGTGGTGCAATCCTTAAAGCACAAGGTGATGAGAGAGATGCACTGATTGACCGCAATCACAGAGCATTAGATTGGATGCGAGCTAACGGTGGTGAAGCTATTATCAAGAACAACATTTCTGTTGATTTTGGCAAAGGACAAGATGAAATCGCAGAGAAATTTGTTGACTTTTGCAAAGAGATTGGTATGGAGTACGACAGAAGCACAACTGTTCACAATGCTTCTTTGACTTCATATATCAAGGAGAAACTCGCCAGTGGTGCGAATGTACCACTTGACCTGTTCAGTGTGTACACAGGTTTTAAGGCAGTTATTAAACAGCCAAGAAAGATTGGCTAACACACAATTGACAATGTTTAATATTTTGAAAGGAAAAATAAAATGACTGAGAAAAAAGAAGTTGCTTTGAAAAAGGAAACTCCAATTGCCAATGCAGAGCTTGATGCAATGCTGATGGAAGACGCCGGTGCTGGCACTGAATTTATGAACAAAGATGACTTTGCCATCCCTCGTATTTCCATTTTGCAGTCTGGCTCTGACCAGGTCAAAAAAAGCTCCGGCGGATATATCCAAGGAGCTGAGGAAGGAATGTTCTTTGATAACATTTCAAATGAAATCAAAGATGGTGCTGAAGGACTGTTGTTCATTCCTGTTTCATACCGCAGAGCACACATTGAATGGAAGCCCCGCACAGCTGGTGGTGGATTTGTAGCTGACCATGGCATCAGCGATGAAGAATACAAAGCGTGCGAAGTTGATGACAAAGGCAACCACATTACAGCTGATGGCAATGAGATTGTTCCGACTGCTGAATATTATGGTTTGGTTGTGGATGAGGAAAAGAAGACCACAAAGCAGGTTGTAATTTCTTTGGCAAAATCTCAGCTTAAAAAAGCCCGCAGATGGAACACCCTTATCAACCAGCTGCAAATTCCGAAGCCGGATGGAAAAGGTACAATGAATCCTGCCATGTTCTATATGGCATACAAATTGACCACTGTTCCGGAAAGCAACGACAATGGTTCTTGGTTTGGTATTTCAATTGCTGCTTATAAACCGACAACTGAAATTGGTGGGGTTGAACTTTATATGGCAGCTCGTGAATTCCGCAAGGCTGTTATTGGTGGTGATGTTAAAGTTGCCAACCCTGTTGAAATGGCATCTGATGCTGAAAGTGATTCAGACCCGATGTAATGCCAAAAATGGAGGGCAACCCCTCTGCCCTCCAATCTTTTAATGCAAAGGAATTAACAATATGAAAATTGAAGACATTAAAACAATTCTTGACAGTGGTGATGTACAAAGATATCATGCCATGACTTGTGTTAAGAATAAGCAAACAAATTCTCAGCACCAATGGCGAGCTTCTATGATTCTTGGCTTCATTTATAACAAACCAATATCTTATCAGATGCTTATGGCTTGCCTGCTGCATGACTTTTATGAGATATTCACAGGTGATATCCCGTCAACCGTAAAATGGGAGCATCCAGAGATTAAGAAGATTGTTGATGGCATTGAAGAAGATTTGGCAATGGCTCACGAAATGTATGTTCCTAACCAAGAAGAGAAAGACGCAATCAAAATTGCTGACTGTCTTGAGATGATAACATTTTTGGCTGAGAATGCTTCAATTGTTAATTCCACAAACGCCCGCAAAACTATGCTGAATCATATTGAGTGCATTCTTAACAAAGAACAGTATAAATTCAAGCAGATTTTCAATTCAGATAACATTTACAAAATTGTAGGAGAGTACAGTGCAAGATAGGTTGCAAATTTGGGGTGCTGGGATGGCAGGGCTTATTGCTGCCAATGTTCTAAGAAAGCATAACCCCATTGTTTATGAAGCAAAATCAGAGTTGCCTCATAATCACAAAGCTCTTTTGAGATTCAGAACAGACAAAGTGTCAATTGCTACTGGCATTCCATTTAAGAAAGTTAGCATCCGAAAGGCTATCTGGCATGATGGCAAACTTTACAACGAAAGCAATTTGAGATTTGACAATCTTTATTCCCAGAAAGTCACAGGAACAGTCGCCAAACGCAGCATTGAAAATTTCCATGGTGAGATTCGCTATATAGCCCCGCATGATTTTGTTGAGAGATTGGCAGAGGGTGTTGAGATTGAATACAATCACAGAGTTGAAAAGCCAAGTGATGGTGTTGCAATTTCAACCTTGCCTATGCCATTGAATATGAAAATTTCTGGATTGGCTGACAGCACCAAGTATGAATGCAAAGAAATCTGTTCTGTGAATTTTTTCATTGAAGAGCCATTCGTGGATGTTTATCAGACCATTTATGATGTTGATGAGAACACACCATTTTACCGACTGAGCATTTCTGGCAATGAAGGAATTTTTGAGGGCAGAAAAGAAGTGATTGATGCTTTGTCTGAAAAAGACCCTAATTTCAATTTAGTCAGACCAATTTTAAGGGAATATTTTGGCATAAAAGATGCTGAATTTACAATCCCTGCAAAGGTTGTTCAGCCACTTGGAAAAATTATTCCTGTGGATGATACAGCTCGCAGAAATAACATTCTCAATTTAAGTCGTGAAAAGCAAATTTATTCACTTGGTAGATTTGCCACTTGGCGGCAGATTATGCTTGATGATGTGATTGGTGACATTGATGTCATTGAAAAAATCATGAAGCAAGATAATTATAACAAAACATTGTATATGTGTAATAAATGAAAGGAAATACCATGGCTTCACCAAGAAAAAAGAAAATGGCAAAGTATATGATTGATGACTTGCTTGCTATTGCAAAAAAACAGATTATCACACTCAATCCTTGTCTTGATTTAGACGCCGTTTTGCAAAAAATGGCTCAGGAATATGCAGACGAGCAAAAGAAGATTCTTCTTAAGATTTTTCCTCAAGATGAAATGCAAATTTTGATGAAATATAAAAAGGCTTATATCAGCCAGACCATTGATTTTCCTCACAGCAGCAAAACTGGACAGCTTGGTATTTTGCTTCCTGAAAGTTGGCGATGGAATTTTGATAATGAAATATATAAGGAAAACCAAAGCAAATATGCAAATATGGTTGATGAAGAGAGACAAAAGATTGGTAAGGAGCTTGAGCTCCAGCTGAAGCCGTATAAGAATCTTCTCAATTCAGTTGGATATCTTGAAGATGTCATCAAGCATTGGAATAACAAGGAGGTTGAAGAATACATCTCAAAAAAGTCTGAATGTATAGTTTGCACATCCTTGGTGACTTTAACTGATGCTGATGTAAAAATCATCAAAATGAATGAAAAATTGTTGCAGGAGAAAGAAAATGGAAGTTCGGCTAATTAACTACACCAAAGATGCAGTTGACACACTATTGTACACGAAAAGCACACGCCTTGAGCTTGGCAAAGAAACAGAAAACAAAATCAAAGCAATGTCAGAAGAAGAGAAGATGGCTGAGCTTGATTACATGAGCAAGACTGTTCCAAGCTCTTGGGAGTTTGTTGACTATATTTTTGAAATCAGAGGTGTCAGCCGTGCATTTACTCACCAATTTGTTAGAACTCGCACAGGCTCATATGCCCAGCAGACCATGAGAATGTTGAACATGGAGAATTTTGATTTTGTCAAGAATTACACCTTTGGTGGCAATGGTTTGGCAAGCCAAATTTATGACAAGACCATGGCTGATATCAATGAAGCATACAAGAAGATGATTGAACTTGGCATCCCAGAAGAAGATGCAAGGGGTGTTTTGCCGACAAATATTTGCACCAATATCATTGCCAAATTTAATTTGAGAACTTTGGCTGAGTTGGCAAAATCTCGCACAGGCTATCGCACACAGAATGAATATCGGCAAGTCTTTGATGAAATGATAAAGAGAGTTGTGGAAGTCCATCCGTGGGCTGAAAAATTCTTAATCTCACATAAAACAGAAGCAGCCATGGGAATGGATAAATTCATCAATGGTGTTCTAGAAAAGGGTGCTGTTACCAAAGATGAAGCAGTTGCTGCTCGTAAACTTCTTGACATTTTAAGAAAGGAATAATTATGCTTGATGTTGTTATTTTTGATATTGATGGAACGCTTGCAGCAACAAGTCCTGAACGAATTAAATTTTTGAAGCCCAAATATGGAAGTTCTGTTGAATATAACGGCGGAAAATTTGTTTTTCTTGAGGAGTTGAAAACAAAGGAAAATATTGTTGCTCTTGAAAATGAGCATGGTGTTTTTTTAGCAGACAAGAGCAAGATTAAATTCAAACCAGACTATGATTCTTTTAATGATTCTTTGGAGTTGGATGCTCCAAATGCAAATCTTGTTAAAATTTGCCAAGCTCTTTCTGAAATATATCCCATCTACATTTGCACAGGAAGGAATGATAAATTCAGAGAAAGAACAGAGCAGTGGCTGTGCAACAATGATATACCGTATTGCGAGCTTATGATGCGTCCTTGTGGAAATGAAGAATCTGATGCTGTTGTCAAAAAAAGAATGCTTGATGCAATTCAAAGAACTTGCAATATAGTGGCTGTTTTTGATGACAAAGAGAAAGTTGTTAACATGTGGCGTGAGAATGGTATTCTATGCTGCCAAGTTGCCAAAGGAGAATATTGATGGCTGAAAAAATTACATTCAATGGAAAACTGCTGAAATTGTCAGGACTTTCTGATGAGATTTTACTTAAAGCAAAGAAAAATGCAGGATTTGTTTCAATACAAGATACATTGGCAAAAATACACGCCGGAAAGGGAGTGCTGTATGGGGACTATGTGAAAACAAGAAGCCAAGAGCCAGAGAATTTTGCTTTGTTATCTTTATTCTTTGATGTAAAAAGAAAGTATGTCAGATTTGAGAATATGGCAAAGATGATAGCTTCTGGGGAAAAACTTTCTCATGATGAAATCATTGACACATTGTCAGATTTGGCTGTGTATGGTGTTATGGGTTTAATGCTTATGGATTATTTGGAAGGAAACAGCAATGACTGAACATAAAAGAATTGCCATTGTATTTGATACAGAAACAACAGGTTTGTTGAAGCCAGAATCAGCACCATTATCAGAGCAACCGCAGATTATTGAGTTTGCTGGCATCAAAGTTGATTTTGATACTCTTGAGGAAATTGACCGCCTTGAATTTTTTGTAAATCCAGGCATTAAGCTTCCTGACAAAATCACAGAAATAACCCACATCACAGATGCTATGCTGGCTGGTCAGCCGAAGTTTGCCAAAAGGTATTCAGAGCTGTGCAGATTTTTCCTTGGCACAACTCACTTGATTGCCCACAACTTGGCTTATGACCGTGACATGCTCAAAAATGAATTGTTACGGCTTGGCAAAGGTTGCCAATTCCCTTGGCCAGCTGTTCATATTTGTACATGTGAGGGAACAAAGTCCATGCATGGATATCGTCTAAATTTAACCAAGTTGCACCAAGAAGCCTTTGGAGAAACCTTTGACAATGCCCACAGAGCCATGGGAGATGTGGAAGCTCTGCTGCGCTGTGTCAAATGGCTGAGAACGAAAGAAATGCTGTAATTTGGAGTTGAGAGAATGCTGAACAATATCAAGGTGCGGACAGAATATTCATTCAGAATAGCATATGGATTCATTGAACAAGTTGCCAAAACTATCCCTGGTGATGCCATTGGCATATGCGATAGACACGGGACTTGGGGACATGTTCAGTTCGCTAAGTATTGCAAAAAATATGGCAAGAAGCCTATTTTTGGAGTTGAGTTGGCGACTGTTGAAAATGCCAAAGAGAATCAGAAGCAAGAAACAACATACATTTCATTTTTGGCGCGTAATAACGCAGGACTGAAAGAATTGTATGAATTGGCAACAAAATCAACTGAGCAATTCTATTATACACCAAGAATTGACTACAATGATGTTTTGGGCGTCAGTGCCAATATTTTCATCATTCTCTCCAACTTTACAGACTACATGCGAGAAAATGAGGATTTTCGGAAGCTATACAGCAGAGAAAATGTTTATCTTGGTTTATCCCCCAACACGCCTATGAATGCCCACTCGTATGCCAAAAAAATGCGGATTAAGTGTGCAGCTGTTTCTGACAATTATATGTTAAAGCCAGAAGATTATCCTGCTTATCAGATTCTTGCCAGTGGTGCAGCTGAATCAAATATTAATCCAATCCATGTTTTGGATGAAGATGAATGGGAGCTGCTTGGCTGGAATGATGATGAGGCAATTGCCAATGCAAACTTTATAGCTGCAGAATGCAATGCTGAATTGCCAAAAGCAGAAATGGTGCATCCGCCTCGTCCTGACACTTTGTACAACATGTGTGTAAAAGGAGCCAAAGAAAGAGGTGTTGACTTAACAAACGAAGTTTACAAAGCAAGATTAAAGAAAGAGCTGACTCTTATTGAAAGAAAAGGATTTGAAGATTATTTTTATTTGATTGCTGACTTGTGCAAATTCAGCAAAAAACATATGCTTGTTGGTCCAGCTCGTGGCAGCTCATCAGGAAGTCTTGTCTGCTATCTTTTGTACATCACCGATATTGACCCAATTCCATATGACTTGATTTTTGAACGCTTTATTGACATCAATCGTGGTGGGCATAGATTCAATAAAAAAGTTGTTGACTTTTTTGAAGGAGTTTAATGATGGAAGATTTAATTGAAAAAATTGAAGAATTATCCGATAAAAAAGGGCTTAGCAGGAAGACAATAAACAGTGAAATTTCCTCATTGCTTTCTTGTGATAAAGTTTTGAAGAAAATTGAGTATTTGCATGAGAATGGAAAGAAAATTGATTCTGACAAAATGAATTTTTGGACACTTTATCTTCTTGGCATAACAGATAAAGAGCCAACTCAAGAGCAGCTTGATGATTGTTTCTATTACATACCAGACTATCCAGATATTGATATTGACTTCCAAGACACCAAGCGTGATATGGTGTTTGAATATCTTAAAGAAACATATGGTGCAGATTGTGTTGCCAGAATTGGTTCGGTTAGCCGTTACAAAGCAAAATCCACAATCACTGATGTGGCAAAGGAATTGCAAATTCCAGTCTGGGAAGTTGAGGACTTGAAGGGAGCTATCATTGAGCGAAGTGGTGGTGATGCTCGTGCAGCCTTTTGTATTATGGACACTTTTAATGAATTGGACATTGGCAAGAAAACTCTTGAGAAATATCCACAGTTGGCTATTGCTGCCAAACTTGAAGCCCATGCCCGTCACACAGGACAGCACGCAGCAGGAACTTTGGTCACTGCTCATCCATTGAGCAACTATTGCTCTGGTGATGCTCATACTGGTGCAACCCAAATTGATAAGAAGGATGCTGAAGTTCTTGACTTGCTTAAGATTGATGCTTTGGGGTTGAGAACTTTGACAATTATTCAAGAGATTCTTGACAATGTAGGCTGGACACGTGATGACTTGCTCAACTATCCAATGGATGACCAAGAAGCATTTGACATTTTGAACAAAAGAAAATTCACAGGTGTTTTCCAATTTGAAGGAACAGCACTGCAATCACTTTGTGGACAGATTGATGTCAATGAGTTTGAAGACATTGTCAGCATCACAGCCTTGGCAAGACCTGGACCATTGGTCAGTGGTGGTGCAACCAAGTTTTGTGCAAGAAGAACTGGCAAAGAGCCAACTACATATTTGCACCCAATGATGGAAAAACACACCAAAATTACATACGGCATTGTTGTGTACCAAGAACAAGTCATGACAATCGGGCGTGATATTGGCAAGCTATCTTGGGAAGATGTTTCGGCATTGCGTAAAGCCATGTCAAAATCCCTCGGAAAAGAGTTCTTTGACCAATATTGGGAGAAATTCAAAGTTGGTGCAATTGAGAATGGTTTGACAGAGCAGGAAGCCCAAACAATTTGGGAACAGATTAACACCATGGGCTCTTGGGCATTCAACCGCTCACACGCCGTCAGTTATGGATTGGTGAGCTATTGGACAATGGTTTTGAAGGCAAAATTCCCAATTGAATTTGCAGCTGCAACCTTGCGCAATGCCAAAGATGAAGACCAATGTATCAGACTGCTGCGTGAAATGGTTAAGGAAGGATTTGGATATTGTGCCTTTGACAAGGAAAAATCTGAAAAGAACTGGAGCATCAAAGACAACACTATTTATGGCGGATATATCAATGTCAAAGGCATCGGACCAAAAATTGCTGATGATATCGAGTTGAGAAGAAAAGAGGGAAGAGCCTTAACACCAAGACAAGAGAAGTTGCTTGAAACTGCTGTGACCAAATATGATTGTTTGTTTGAAGGCAAAGAAAGATTTGGTGATATTTATGAGCACCCAGAAAAATACAATATTGCCACAAAAATAAGCCTGATTGAAGAGCTGGATGGCGATGCTGAGGGTGTTGTGCTTTTCTTGGGCAAAATATCAGAAAAGAACTTGCGTGATGACAACGAACTTATCAATGTGGAAAAGCGTGGTGGATACAGAATCAAGGGACAATCTTTGTTCTTAAACTTCCGTGCTGAAGATGACACAGACAAAATCCTTTGCCGAGTTAACAGAGACAAATATCTGCAATATGGCAAACCAATCGTTGAAGATGGCAGAGATGGTGACTGGTACATTTTCAAAGGGCGCAAAATTAAAGGATTGAGAATGGTTAACATTCTGAGATGGAGAAAAATATCGTGATTATTTCACATTACAGCGGAAATTATTGCATCATTAAAGATGGCTGCAAAAACGGTGGTTTTGCCAAGTTGACGAATCTGCCTGGTTATAAAAGATGGCAAGGGCGTGACCTTATTTTCAGACCAGCAGCAAATGCCATTCAGTTTATCAATGAAAACTTTGATGATGTGCATTGGGAAGAATCAGCTAAGCCATTCTTGGATGAATATATAAGAGTTGCCAAGCAGGCTGAATTGAACAAGAATAACAAGACAGGGAACATAGACTTTTCCATGGATGGACATTTGTATAAACGCCCACCAATGGACCACCAGAGAAAAGCATTTATGATAAGCAGAGACCAAAGAGAATTTGGTCTGTTTATGGAACAAGGAACTGGCAAGACAAAAGTCATCATTGATACAGCAGCATATTTGTATGGCAAAGGCGAGATTGATTGCTTTGTCATCATCGCTTGGCCAAATGGTGTGCATCGTAACTGGATTGACACAGAGTTAGATGAGGACATGCCAAATTGGTGTCCATACAAGGCTTGCTGGTATAGTTCAAACTTGACCAAAGCCAAGAAGAAAGAAATTGAGGATGTTTACAATTTTGACAAAGGCTTGCGAATTATCAGCTTCAATGCAGAAGCCTTTGTTTCTGATAAAGCCAAAGAATTGATTTATAAATTTGTGCATGATTTCAAAACGCTTTTGGTGCTTGACCAATCTGCATGCATTAAAAATCCAACTGCCAAGCGAACAAAATTCTTGGCTGATAAGATTGCACCAATGGCAAAATTCCGCCGTATTTTGGACGGACAGCCTGTTGCTGAGGGTGGCGAAGAATTGTACAGCCAGTTCAAATTCCTGAATCCGATGATTATTGGCTGTGACACTTGGACAGCATTCAAGGCAGAATATTGCAAAATCGGATTTTTCAATGAGGTTGTTGGCTATAAAAATATGGACAAACTTTATGACAAGATTGATGGCTATTCATACCGAGTGCTGGAAAAAGATTGTTTGGATTTGCCAAAGCGTATTTATAAGAAATGGCACTTTGATTTGTCAGATAAAGAATCTGCTATTTATGAAGATTTGAGAAAGACCAGCATTGCAGAATTTGAGGGTGAAACGCTGGCTGAGCAGTTGCCACTTGTCAAGAATATGAGATTGCAGCAAGTTGCCAGAGGATGGTGGGTGCAAAGAGATGAAGCCAGTGGAAAAATTGTCACCAAGACAAGAACCATTGAAGAAGTCCCCTCAGCCCTTAAAGCATTGGATGAAGTCTTGGCAACCTATACTGGCAAAGCAATTATCTTCAGCAGATATCGTGCAGACCTTGAACTGCTTAAAAAGCATCTTGGTGACAAGGCTGTGACATATTATGGTGGCATGAGTGATGATGATAAGCACAATGCCAAAGTTCAATTTCAAACCAATCCTGACATCTTGTATTTTATAGGACAGCCCCGCACTGCCGGTATTGGGCACACTTTGACTGCTGCCAAGAATGTGATATTCTACAGTAATGATACAAGTTTGCGCTTCCGTGAGGAAAGTGAGAAACGAGCCCACAGAAAGGGACAGACAGAAAGGGTACATGTTATTGACTTAATTGCCAATGGTACAGTTGACAAGAAAACAGTTAACGCTTTGCGCAGCAAGAAAGAGCTGAGCGAATTTATTTTGAGAGACCCAGAATCATTCTTTATGAAGGAGGAATAAATGCCAAAAATAGAGAAACCAATGTCTCCATTAAAAAATTGCGAAAATGAAGCTGCCAAGCTGATTGCTAGTTTGGTTGAACAATTTATGATTAGCAGCATAGAGATGCAGATTGAACTTGCATCATGTAAAATAGAACAGATTTATAAACATGCCAAAAAATTATAGAAGAAAGGAATGAACAATGTCGTATTTAGAAGAATTGCTGCCCGAGTTCAGAAATGGAGCGAAGATTAGATTGATTGGCTCAAGAGACAATGAATATTATTATATCAAGCATAATGTTATATATAATCAAAATGGAACACCTATCAAAGATTTTTCCTTATCTATAATTTTGGCTGATGTTTGGGAATTTTACCAAGAGTCTATCGATTGGGATTACATCATCAAAAATAGATGCCTTTGCTGGTTTTGGGATGACGAAAATGATGAAAATTTTATCGCCAGACTGGAAGCTTTTAATATGGATGACGATAATATGCGCTTTAAAAGCAAAAACGGCGCTGCGTGGAGAAATTGTCGCCCCGTCCACAAAGATGAAGTAACTTTTTATGAGGATATAGAAAAATGATTAGCAAATGCATATTTGTAATTTTGGCTGCTTTGTACGGGCTTGCAATTCATTTCTTCATTGCCAAAATTTTACCTGAATTTTGGAGAGCTTGCATAGCTTGTGTTAAATACATCAGACTTGTTAGAAAGATTGATTTTGGCACACTTCTGTTTGTTTTTGTGACTATTTCCACAGGTCTTGTTGCATACATCATATACATAATCGGAGCTGAATTATGGATGATGAATTATATTATTTAGCCTTGTCAGCAAAAGACAGAATAATTGAGGAGTGTGTTGCCAAGTACGGCAATTTGAATCGAGCTTCTTTGGAAATTTTTGGTGGTTCAATCTGGCTGTACAGAGATGATTCATTTCCAAAAATAAACGCTGTTTTGAAAGTTTGCCAAGCTTGCGATGTGTCATTTGATTATATCATGACTGGCAAGAATAAACAGCCATATAAACCTTTGAAAGAAACATACAGCAATCTCATCAAGGAATATTCAGATGCTGGCTGGCATAAAAATCCACTTGATAGAAGTGCAAATGTTATTTTGCACAGACTTAGACATGGTAAACAGAAAACGTTATCTCTGCCAAATTTCATAAAATTCATGAATAGGTATAAAAAATTGCCATCCTATCTTATTGAATAAACATAATAAACAAAAAAGTTTACAAAAATGTAAAATAATTGTTGACTTATTTGTTCAAATAGATTATACTGTATATATAAGGTTGAAAGGCAGCCTGATTTTATGGAAAGGAATAAACAATGACGAATCGAGCAATATATTCTTTTAACAACTATTTCACAGATGAAGAAAAAGACAAAATCATCGAAACAATTGGTGATGATTATGAAAATGACTTTTCAAACTTTGGATTGCACTATGGAATGAATTATGCAGTTGATGTTTCTGATATAATTGGCAGAACAGCAAATGTAGATATTGAGATATTTTAATCAAGGGACGGAAATCCTGCTGAATTGAATGCTGCCTCCTTTCTTTGAAATAAAATAAACAACATTTCAAAGAAAGGAGGCAGCTGTGATGTATTATGTTTATGTCAAAGACAAAGATGGCAATCACATTATATATGGACAGAGTGAAGATATTTTTGAAGCGAATAAAATTCACAGAAAGGCAA